AGTTCTACCGCCTGAAATAATGTCCCAATCGGCTTTTTTAGTAGGTGAAGCTACACGGCACACAAAAGATGGCAAAGCAGTCTATTCATGCTTTAAACAAGTAAATGATGATTATTTTGCAAAGAATCTAACAGTCGCAGAGTTTAAAAATCAATTTGTACCGCTGAAAGGATGGGTTTCAGCATGACCAAAATAGAACAAGCGGCATTTGTAAAAGCCTATGGGCAAAACGTGGCGCATCACTCAGCCAATGTTGTCGCTGAATTTGTCGCCCGTTATGAGGCAGGCGAAGACATGGATTATTCTTTTGAGTACACCAGCATCATGGACGCATTGGGAATGTGGCACTGTGCCATTAAATTTCAACTTGAAAATCAACAGGTGACAGCATGACGCAATCCCAAGCCCTGACCCAAGCCCTTGTTTTGGCAATAACTGCACCAGATGACGAAAAAGCACAAATGGCCATTGAATTGTCCGAACAGTTGGCAATGCGTTTAAACAGTTCACAGGTTGAAAAGTGCAAAGCCAATGCACTGCTAATTTTGGGGACAAAATGATTTATGCCACTGTTGCCCTACTGCTAAGGATAATCTTCAAGAAATAAGTTAGTGAGCACTTTCCAATTTTAAGCCCTTCGGGGCTTTTTTCTTGTCTGCCTATACCTTACCATTCCCAAGCCAAAAAACCCGCTAAAAAGCCCTTATAAATCGTCTGCAAGGTCATCATCAACGAAAAGACAGATGCCAACATGATTCAAGTCAAAGTCTGGGCGCAAACCTACACGCCAAAAATGAGCCGCCCAACGCACTGCAATCCGTGTGCCTTCAGCCACTGACCCATTGCCAATGTGCGACAGTGCCGCTTTTTCCTGTTCAGAATAGAAAACGACCTGACCCTTTTTACCCTGTGGGGTAGGACTAGGCCGCTTTTTTGGCTTCGATTCCATTGATGGTGTGCCTTAAATATTCTGCGATTAGTAGGGCTTCTGCTTTGTTTATGTCCTTTTTGAGCTTTAGTTTGGCTTCAGGCCATAAATATCTTGCCATGTCCAAAGATTCATTTTTGTCTGCTGTTAGGTGAAAGTGCTTTTTCCACTTCTGAGGGGTGACCAAATGCACAGGGTATCTGGTCAACTGACAAACTGCTGAAATGACACCCACAGCCCTACCGAATGAAAAAGTACTACTTACCCCTTGGTTTGGCATTGAATGGACTTGTTCCATGCATATCTCTGCGCCCTCTTTAGGGTCAACTAGGCCAAGAATCCTAGACTTGAAGACCAAGGCCAGAATGTGCTTGTCTTGGTGTTCAATGTTGAATGCGTCAATAAACGTACCTTGACTGTCAACTGCCCCAAGTGCGCCGTTTATGCTGCCCGGGTCAATCCCGATGTAAATCATTGATTTTCCTTAACTTTCTGCAAAAACTCTGCTTGGATGCCGTTGTAGTAGCCGTAGATGTTATTCTCCAATTCCTTGACCCTGTGCCAAGCATGGTGCTTGAATCCCTGAGTTTTCGCCATCGTCAGAAGATGAGATAAGGTCTTTTGGCGATGTTCCTCGAAGGTCACCGCAAAACCAGAGAGCTTTGTTGACAAGGGCAGAGGGGTGGATTCTGATTCCATCTTTGTGTTCATCAAGTAGTTGGTTTGCCTCTAGCCTAGTCATATCATCTTTCCTCTCAAACCCTCACGAATCATCCGCAAAACCTCTGGGTTTGGCTTGGCAGTCTTGTAGTCATCATCCAACTTCTGCAAAGCAGGGTCACGCTCTACTTTGCTTGGCACAGTGACCTTGGCAATGTCGGCAGGGTTTAAACGCTCTTGCCGCTGATTCCTGACCCAATTACGCCATGTTGCTTGCCAGTCCAGCTTGACACCAGTAGCACCAGCTTTGGCAATCCAAAAGTCTTTGAACTGTTCGCCCACTTTTTGAGGATTTAGGTCAGGTCGTTCCTGACTTGCCCAAATTTCCCAATCTTCTGGCAAAACCCAATCAGCAGAAAGGCGTGAGCCTTTGGTTGCTCTACTAATTGGTTTATGGTTATTGGTTATTGGTTCTTGGTTGCCTTTTGATTGGGTTTCATTTGGTAACCCAGAAGAAACCGAATGGGTTTTAGATGGCCTACCACCTAGCTTTCCATTACGTCTGTTCTTCTCTGCATTCTCTTGATAATCCAGAATTTCGACCCTGATACGCTTCTGAAAGTAGCCATCATCTGACTTTTCAAAGAACTCTGACAACACATTTTCAAGAGCTTGTTGCTCATCAATAGAACCCAGACGTAACCGCCTAAAAACCACTTGGGTTTCCAAAGGAATTGGCTTTTCATCAAGGTATTGCCAATCTATCAACTGCCTGTAAACACCATGTTCTAGCGTTGATAAATGGCTTGTGTCTTTTCTGTAATCTGCGATGTTGAATTTGTAGTAGTGCATTATTCAACCCAATCTGCATGACCAGCAATGAAAACAACCAAATATCTTTCGGTCTTTTGCTCATCTCTTAGTCGGATTGCTTCTTTGTATGCGGAGGAATATGAGTCATGTGCTGCGGTAAATCTAATACTGTGCATATGTCTAGATTGCCGCATAACTGCAAATTTACCCAAGAATTGCTCTAAGGGTCTGTCGCCAATCTTAAAATTTGGCTTCTTTAGTGTCAGTGTTGCCATTTTTAACCTTACGTCATCGGTTGTCGTTACAAAATAATGGCGGCAGGGCGGTAACGAATCGCCTTTTCGGAAGGGAGATCAACCCCTGTCCTAGCCGTGTTCTAAAAATTCTATCAGAAACAGTTGGTACTGCAATTATTTCCCCAACAACAGGTCGTGCAAGTGACATATCGACCATTTGCATAGTAGGTATGTGTTGAACAAGCCGCCCAAACTGTCAGGCTAGAAACAGCTAAGTACGCACCAATAATGGCTTTTTTCATGATTTCTCCTTTAAACAAAGTAATTGCTGAACCGACTCTCACACTTCAAAAAGTCCAAAGCACCCCTACGATGCACAAGGTCTTTCCAGTTACCTTGGACATAGGTTTCATGCGTTGTTCCATTGGCATGGCGAGGTGAAGTCTCTGATTTAGTCTCAATCAGCTTCATGCGACCAGCATTGGTCAAGTGCCACATCTCGTCAATCTCCACCACCAAACCATTCATTTCAAGGTTTTTCAGGTGTGTCAAGCAGTGGTAAGAGCCGGGTGAATAAGTCTCTGTCGTGGTAAACGAGATGCTGCTTCTAGGGCCGTTTATCAGCCGCTTGAGGGTTTGCATCTGGGGCAGTGAAAGTTTCATTTTTTAACTTCTTGTTGATGGATTGTGCCAACAGTTTACGCAACCAGTTAGCTCCTCCAAGGTTTTTGAACTCATCTCTGAGGCTTGAGGTGACTCGTACAGCAATTTGAATGCTTGAGCCTGTGATTTCTGAGGGTGGTCTTGGCATAGTGCTAGGATTGTATAGCGTCATACAGTTTGACAATAAGGGAAAGTCCCTATACCATCACTATTATTCTGTTTGACAATACAGATTCCAACAACTTGAGAGGTGTAAACATGGAAATCATTGAAGACTATTACAGCGATACATTGGAAAAAGAAGTCACTGTTGTTCTGACTTGGTACGACTTTGACGTAGCCACAAACTATTTAGACTTTGAATGGGAAGTTCAGGACGAGACTGGCAAGGACGTTCAAGACGATTTGTCTGGTGAAGAACAAGACGAGTGCGAACGCATTGCTCGCAGATACGCCAAGTCACTATGACCTATGCACAAGCCTTTATCAGGATAGTGCTAATGATGGGCTTGTCCATTAGCATCTATGCCCATACTGAGCCTCGTACAGAGCCTTTAACGCCTCAAGAGATACGAGACATGGGTAAGGCTAGGTCGGCAGAGAAAGCCTGTTTAAACATGAAGAAAGCCAAAAGGAAAAAGCATGAACGATTCTGCTCAAAGTATCTGGCGTAAACGTCAGATTGAATCTAGGGTTGAAGTTGTTGAGCAAGAGGTAGGTCAGTTGAAGCAGCGGGTGGAATCTTTGAACCCTTACAGAGAAACAGTCATTGATGAAGTGGCTGATGCCATCCTTAAGATGAAAGGGTTTGGAAAGGACACATTGCACAGCTTTGCGATTTACATCAGGGGATTGAAATGAAAGAACACTTTTGTTCAGCAGAGAAATCAATGATTACATATGAGGGCAGTTGTAATTGGTGCGGAGAGAGCGAGGGAAGCATGACACAAGATGACGTTATTGAGATGGCAAGACAGGCTGGATTTTTTGTTAAAGACAACGATGCGTATAGCCCATCAGTCCAAGAAGATCACGAATTAACACCTTTCCTTGTAGCCTTTGCCCACCTTGTAGCCGACAAAGCAACAGAAGAAGCCAATGCAAAAGCAAACGCATCATGGACATTGATGTGCAAGAAGATGGTTGCCATTGAAAGAGAATCCTGTGCAAATTTGGTTGAGGAAAGTAGTTTGCCTGACACATACAGCCAAGAATGTTTGCCTGATATTGCAAACGAAATCAGAGCCAGAGGAGAACAAGCATGACAAAAGAAGTTCTGAAGATGGCGCTTGAGTGCGCCGAAAGATGTGAAGCAATTGATGGAATGTATAGCTGGAGCGCAACCATCACCGCCATCAAAGAAGCCTTGGCACAAGAGCAAGAGCCTGTTGCAACGATAGCAGTTCGGGAGCACGCTCCTGTGGGCAAGGTTGCCTATGTTTTAGAAGTGAATTTGCCAGTCGGGATTCATAAGCTCTACACCATTCCACCACAGCGCACATGGGTAGGGCTGACGGATGAGGAGATTTCAGAACTAAGACTAAAAACCTTTGATGCTGTTGCAACAAACCACGAAGTCTATCGAGCCATTGAAGCCAAACTCAAGGAATTCAACACATGACTGACAGCCCCTGCATAGCAGTTTGCACGACCTTGTATGACGAGGTATGCAAGGGATGTGGTCGGACATACGTTGAGGTGGCGCAGTGGAACGGCATGACAGACGAAGAAAAGCAAGACATCTGGACACGCATTGACGCAGAGGCAACAGCATGGAGATACAACATTTACAAGAACAGAGTAAAGACATGATTCAACAAATCCGCACTTTTTATGGTCGCACAAAAGGTTTCAAAGGCGACAAAGAAACGACTGTCGTTCAGGGAATTGCATGGCTGTGCTTGAAATGCGGGAAAGTGTTCACTAACAAACGACTGTCTGAAATACACAACTGCATTAGGGAAATCCCTATTGTCAATTACGATAATGTCTGACAGAATACACACATTGATAGGTTTTTAACAGGAGTGAATGATGATTGATATTAAGCACGAGACATGGGCAGCACTGCAAGACTTCACACCAGATGATGTAGCAGATGCTATTTGCGATAGCAAAGCTATCCTTGAAGCCATCCTTAGCAATGCTTGGGCAGATGTTGCCGACATGGTGAGAGCCAGAGTCGAACTCAAAGCCTTGCGTATGGCTGAAATCTCCCTAGAACTGCCCACAACACCTTGGGTTGATGACGAGGAAGAACTCAACTTGTGGCGCTTCTATCGCATGGAACGATTGCAAGAACAACTCAAACGAGAACAAGGTGCAATACCTACAATCAATCCCTACAACAAGCAAGGCCAGCAATGAAAACCAAGCTCAACCTAGACCGAATAATTGAGGAACACTCAAATGAAGAATATTGTGCTTATTGCATCGAGCCACGCATGGGAGTCGTGTCTTGTTGCGATGAAAACCACTTTGTCCTATTTTCAGATTTGGACACCGATAGTCAACATGAAATCGCAGCGGAAATTGCGAGAAAAGAAGGCTAAAAAGATGGCATACATAGGCAAATACCAAAGTGTTGCAGTGCCATCTAAACCGATCACCGACCCAGAATTTGGGTATGTGAATGCCGCACAAACAGATGTGGCGCAAACGTGGAAGAAGTTTAAACAAACAGGAGTTAATGATGATCGACTATGCACCCCTGCTGATACGAATCGAGCAGAACACCAAGAAGTTGTCGGACAAGTGCCTTCACAAAAGATACGAAGGATACAGTAACGACATAGCCCAAATCCATGCCGACCTGACACATCTAGCAATGTGGATGGTTGCTCAAGAAACAAAAGACATTTTAGATGGCGTATATAGGAGTGAATGATGAATCAAGAACAAGTGTTAATGTTGCTCAACAAGAACGTAAATGAACATACAGAAAAGAAAGCCAACCTTACCTACCTCTCGTGGGCATGGGCATGGGCTGAAGCACTAAAGGCAGACCCAGAAGCGGTCTACAAAGTCGAGATGTTTGGTGACAAGTGCTTCATGGACATCAACGGCACAGCAATGGTGTTTGTCACAGTCACCATGTTTGGCAAACCAATGACTTGCCAGCTTCCAGTGATGGACTTCCGCAACAAAGCAATCCTCAACCCTGACGCATTTGCTGTCAACACTGCCATCATGCGATGCATGACTAAGGCTTTGTCTTTGCATGGCTTGGGCTTGTACATCTATGCTGGTGAAGACTTGCCAGAAGGTGACTCTGCTTCAGATGTAGACGTAGGCGTGATGATTGACCACTTAGCGGCTATTGATGCTGCTTCAACAATGGATGAACTTAAAGATGTCTACACTGCTGCTTACTCTGCTTGCGGCTCTGATAAGAGCTGGCAAAAGAAAGTGATTGATGCCAAGGAAAAGCGTAAAGGAGCGTTGAAATGAACAACCCACCAGCATTTCCACACACAGTTGAATATAAAGGCTCTGATTGCGGAGGAATTGTTCCTCACGGCGGCATGACATTGCGGGACTACTTTGCAGCTCAGGCTTTGCAAGGATTCTTGCCTGATGCTTTTCAAGAAGCACCAGATAACTACCCAGCAAAAAAATTAGCTCCTTTTTGGGCTTCTATGGCTTATCAATTAGCAGACGAAATGATGAAAGCGAGGGAAGCATGAGCGAAATTGTTCAAGGTTCACCAGAATGGTTTGCACAGCGTTGTGGCAAGGCCACTGCTTCTCGTATCTCTGACATTGTTGCCAAGACAAAGACAGGTTACAGCACCAGTAGAGCAAACTACATGGCACAGTTGGTCGTAGAACGCATGACCAACCAAGTGGCTGAATCCTACTCAAATGCTGCTATGGAGTGGGGTGTGGAGAACGAGACATATGCTAGAGCCGCATACGAGGCTAAAACAGGCAATATGGTCGATCAGGTAGGTGCTATTGACCATCCAACTATTCCTATGTCTGCCGCCTCTCCTGATGGCTTGGTGGGTGACGATGGATGCTTGGAAATCAAATGCCCTAACACTGCAACCCACATTGATACTGTCTTGGGTGAAGAACCCGCTAAGAAATACTTTGACCAGATGCAGTGGCAGATGCGATGTGCAGACAGAAGTTGGTGCGACTTTGTGAGTTTCGACCCACGAATGCCTAGCCATCTTCAGTTGTTCATCAAAAGAATCGAGCGCAATGACTTGTACATTGCAGAACTCGAAAAAGAGGTTATCCAGTTCCTTGCGGAAGTGGACGACAAAGTTAAAAAACTCAATGAAATCAAGGTGTAAATATGGAACAGCGTGACAACAGTGGTGTTTTGTTCAAGAACGACAAGAAGGAAACAAGCAACCACCCAGATTACAAAGGCAACGTGCGGGTGAATGGTCAGGAATACTGGCTGTCAGCATGGATTAAAGAAGGAAAGAACGGCAAGTTCATGGGTCTGGCTCTCAGCCCTAAAGAAGAACAAGGCCAAGCACCAGTTAAGGCCAAGCCTAAAGCTGGCTTTGACGATCTGGACAGCGACCTGCCTTTCTGATGTGATTCAATGGGGAAAGCGTAAGTGAGTACCCACTAACTTAACAGGAGTGAATGATGACAAAACTAGACGATATACATTTTGGTGGCAGCGTGAAGAAGTTCTTTGACTTGCCTATCTTCAATCGGGTGAGAACCTCTGACCCAATTACCAGCTACGAAGCCGCAGACTCAGCAAAAGACTTGGCTTCTAAGCATTTCTACACCATTGTGGACACTTTAAAGGCTCATGGTGCGCTTGGAAAAGATGGGATAGCTACACATAGCGGCTTAGAATCAAATCAAGTTGCAAGGCGTTTAAACGAGTTGTCCAACATGGGACTAATTGAGTTGACAGGACGCACAGTCAGGTCAAAATCAGGGCGTAATGAACGTGAATGGAAGGTAAAAGGTGCTGAGTAACGTCATCAATATCTTGCTTGTGATGGCACTAGGAGGAGCAGTGACGCTACTAGCTGTAGTCGCCCTGCTCTTTTTCCTAGACGATTAGGCCACCAAACCATTCAAGTAGGTGGTCTTACCAGCCACCTTGGTAGCAGTCAATTCCTGCTTCTTCAGGTTATTTGGGTCGTAAGACACATGAACCCAACCACTATCAGGAATGCCGGGTGTGTAAAACTCAAGGATAAGTTGTGTGTACTCAAGGTTATCCATAATCCATTGAGCCAGATCAGCATTGGCAACACCAACAATCTCTATATCGGCGGCCATGCCCTTGACATGGTCTGAGGACTTCGACCCATTCACAGCAGCATTTGACTCAGGACTGCGATAGGCAGAGTTCACGGTAACAGACTTGCCAAAGTGTTCACGAACTGGTTGCAACACCTTCTCACAAAGGGTTTTCAAGTTCTCCAAAGCCTCGTCATCAGGGGTATTGTCCAGCCCCAATCGGGTGGCAGTATCTGACTTGGTGAGTTCTTTCAGGGTGAAGTTTGCTGACAGGTTCATAGTTTCTCCTTTAAGGTTTCGTAGATGGATTCGTAGGCTTGTTGACAGGCGGTAAGTTGTCTGATTGCTTCGTCTCCATCGTCTGTGATGGCGATAAGAGTTTTAGCAGTCTCTGCGTCAAGTTCGCCTCCCTCTTGACTGCTATCTCCGCTGGCAACGGCGGTATCTGAGGTGGTTGATACGGGGCAGTTGCTTGCTTTGACAGGGAGCCGCAACCGCAAAGCACCAGAGTCAATAGCAAAATCACGCTCTTTTGAAATCTGTTTTGCTCTCTCATTCGATGTCCTTAATGCTGTGGCTGTTGATGCGATGGCTGTTGTCAATGCAGCCTCTTTTGTCTTTGCAATAGCGTTTAAACGAGCAATCTCTAGTTGTTGAGAAACATTCTCATCATGCTTTCCCTTGAAGTAACCACCCCCAAAAGAGATGGTTACAGACAAGACAAACCCCAAGATTACCCAAGGGTTGAAGATGCTCATGGTGCTGGTGGCTCATCGTTGTCATTAGACTCTGCCTTAGCACTGGCATTGGCAATAGCCTTTACACCAGAACGACCAGCTACACCACCCAATACACCAGTGATAAACACCATAATGGTGCTAATTTGTTGCGTGTAAACCTTGTCAATTGCTGCCATAGCACCATTCATAGGCTGAGTGACAAAAGAAACTGAGTACAAGAACATACCCATAGAAGCTAACAAAATCGTAACCAAGACCACAATAACGAATGCCCATACCCTGACCTCGATCTCGTCTGCGGTCAAACGGTTGTTTTGCTTGTATCCAATGGTTGCCATTACTTTTTCTCCTCTGTTTTGACTAACATATCAGGACAAGTACCTGTAGCGGTACAAATCGGTGGCTTACATTCTTCTTTTTCCCAATTCATTGGGTCTTGGCAAGGATAGCGAAAGCGGTCTTCGCACCCTGTCAAAAACAGGATTGTCGCCAATAGCATCAGGCTCTTTACGGTTTTGCTCACGTTGTTTCCTTTCAAATTCTCGTCTTAACTTCTCTACCTTCTCAACCTGTTCCTTGACCTCGTGCTTGGCCTCAAGGATGTCCAAGTACAGCATCGCACCCAAAGGCAAGAGCAAAGCCACCAACACACAAGCCGCTATCCATCCCATTATGTTTTCCCCCAACGACTCAGTAGGAGAAGCCACAACCACAGGTAGAGGAGGAATATAGTAGTTGCCGCTAGGTACGCTAGTTTTAGCTGGAAGTTTCTTTCTTCCTCCTTGCGTTGCCATACTTCTTGCCTCTTTTTCGCCTCTTGTTTCAGCCTAGCCTGATCTTGCTCCTCCTGAATGACCTCTTTCATGTCAAAGACTGAACTGTACAAAGC